GGTGATTCGTGCCGCAGGATTTTTGCAGAGAAAAAAAATTTTTTTTTAGTGTATTACAAGGGAGTTAGACGAAATTGACGACAAAAGCACAGTTAGCAAAACATTTAGATTTATCGCAACAGATGATATCTAAGCTAGTCAAACAGGGCGTTTTACCTGTTGCATCAGGCAGACAGCTTGTTGATATTGATGCTTGCAGGCTTGCTTACATCAATTTCTTGCGTAGAGCTGCTAAATTTACAAAAAGAGATGGTACAGGCGATGTACAAGAGGAGAGAGCAAGGCTTACTAAGGCACAAGCGGATGAAAGGGAGCTAATGGTAGCTAAATTAAGGGGTGAGCTTATAGATGCAGAAGATGTACAGCGCATCTGGAGTGAATACATAGGCAACTGTAGGGCTAAACTGTTATCTCTACCAACAAAAGCAGCTCATCATGTGTTATCTGTAGATAACTATGCTGAAGCAGAACAAATACTAAAAGATTTAGTCTATGAAGCACTAGAGGAGATGGTAGAACATGGAATATCAGAATCCATTGTTGCAAGTTTTGCAGCAAGCGAATCAGATTTGGAAGCCACCGCAGAATCTTAGTATCTCAGAGTGGGCTGATAATTATCGCAAGCTAAGTCCAGAGTCATCAGCAGAAGCAGGTGCATGGCGCACATCAAGAGTGCCATTTCAAAAAGGCATCATGGATGTTTTTAATAACCCAAAGATTGAACAAGTTGTATTTGCTAAGTCAGCACAAGTTGGTGCGACAGAAATACTGTTAAACATTATTGGTTATTACATAGATCAAGACCCTGCTCCTATGTTAATCATGCAGCCAACATTACAGATGGCACAAGCATTTTCAAAAGATAGATTAGCAACCATGTTAAGAGATTCACCACAGCTTAAATACGCTGTTGGCGAACCAAGAAAAAAAGATAGTGAAAATACTGTACTACATAAAAAGTTCAAAGGCGGTCATGCAACAATAGTTGGTTCTAACTCAGCAGCAGGATTAGCATCAAGACCTGTAAGAATAATACTTTGCGATGAGGTAGATCGTTATGAAGCATCAGCAGGTAATGAGGGTGACCCTGTAAATCTTGCACTAAAGAGAAGCACTACATTTTGGAATCGTAAAGTTTATTTATGTAGCACACCTACAATAGAAAACATGTCACGAATATGGTCAGCCTTTGAAGAAGGTGACATGCGATATTTTTATGTGCCATGCCCAGAATGTAATGAGATGCAAACTTTAAAATGGTCTAATGTTGTCTGGGAAGAAAACAAACCAGAAACTGCTGTCTATACCTGTGGAGAATGTGGCAGCGTTATTGAGGAAAACAAAAAGCAATGGATGTTATCTAAAGGAGAGTGGAGAGCAACTAAAGAAACAAAACGCATTGCATCATTTCATATATCAGAATTGTACTCACCATTTAGAACATGGGCTGAGATGGCAGTATCTTTTCTTGAAGCAAAGAAGAATCCAGAGATGTTAAAGACTTTTGTAAATACATCTTTGGGTGAGTTATATAGGGATGAGGGAGAACAACTTGATTCTGATAATCTTGTATCAAGAAGAGAGAATTATGATCATAACAACATACCAGATAAAGTTTTAGTTTTAACAGCAGGATGCGATTTACAAAAAGACCGCATTGAGTGTACTGTGGTAGGTTTCACAAGAAACCAAGAATGTTGGATTATAGAACACAAGATATTCTGGGGTGACCCAACCATTACTACAGTCTGGAATGACTTAGATGAATATCTTAAAACTAGATTTAAAACTGAATCAGGGTTAAGTCTGCCTATTGCATGTACAGCGATTGACTCAGGTGGTCACCATACAAGTCAATGTTATGCATTTACAAAACCAAGACAAGGCAGAAGAGTGTTTAGTATTAAAGGTATGAGTCAGGCAGGTAAGCCAATAGCAGGCAAGATAAGTTATGTAGGTAGAAACAGAGCAGCACTTGTTCAGGTGGGAACTGATACAGCAAAAGAATTAATTTTTGCAAGATTAAAACATGCAGAAGAAAACTTAATACATTTCCCATATACAGTTGATGATGAATATTTTGAACAATTAACAGCAGAGAAGAAGGTTGTGAAATTCTATCGTGGAATAAAGCGTAACGAATGGAAGCAGATCAGGGAACGTAACGAAGCACTTGACTGTTTAGTTTATGCTTGGGCTGCATTGCACATACTTAATCCAAACTATGACAAGATAGAAGAGAAAATGTTAATGGCATCTGGTCAAGAAAAAGTATTAGATGATAATAAGTCACCAATAAGAAAAGGAATCAAAAGAACACCTAGAAGTACAGGCTTTGTAAACAGTTGGAAATATTGACTTTTTTAGAATAGACCTTAGTGTTTTAAGTTGTATAGATATAACTTGGCGAGGTTTATTTGGCAAACAAATTCGACAGAGATAATTATCCTGCTCAAGAACCTTATCAGCTCCAACTTGGAGATAGATGGGTATGGAAAAGAGAGGACTTGTCTGATGACTATCCTACTAATGCTTATGCTCTATCTTATGAGTTTAATATAGTAGATGGTTCTACACATACCAACTTTACAATATCAGCTACAGAAGTTAGCGATGTTTATTATGTAGAGGTTGGTTCATCAACTACTGCTAATTACACAAAAGGAAATTATCAATGGTTTGCATACATTACTAGAAGCTCAGACTCAGAACGCATCATGATTGATGATGGCTTTTTAGAAGTCATTGATAATTATGCAACGACAACATCTGACATTAGATCACATGCAAAAGTGGTGCTTGATGCGATAGAAGCTGTCATTGAGAATCGCGCCACAATAGATCAGCAATCTATGTCTATAGCAGGAAGATCGTTATCAAGAATGTCTATTGACGATTTATTAAATTTTAGAAATCAGTATAAGAACGAATACTTGCGAGAGTTAAAAAAAGCAAGAGTAAAAAATGGTTCTTCATCTGGTAGCGTAATCAGGGTTAAATTCTAATGGCTTGGTACGATAGATTCAGAACACAAAAAAACAGGAAGGTGACATCGTTACCTAAATTCAGACGATACAAAGGTGCAAACACAGGCAGACTATTTTCTGACTTTACTGCATCGTCTACATCTGCTGATGCAGAAATAAAAGATCAATTAAGAATACTAAGAGATCGTAGTAGAGATTTAGCTAGAAATGATAGCTATGTGCAAAGATATCTAAATCTTATGGTCAGTAATATCGTTGGGTCTAAAGGTATTAGACTTAGCATGAAAGCTAGAAACGATGATGGCAATTTAGATATCCTTGCAAATAGAACAATAGAACAGCTATGGAAGAAGTGGGGTATGTTAGGAACTTGCACAGTCAATGGCAGGTTGTCATTTCTTGATTGTCAAAAGCTGTTTATAGAATCACTTGCCAGAGATGGTGAGGTCTTAATTAGACATGTAAATACGAGAGATTCGGAGTTTGGTTACAAAATACAATTCTTAGAAGCAGATCATTTAGATGAAACTAAGAACGAAAAGAACCCAAAAACAGGTAACAAGATTAAGATGGGTGTGGAAGTTGATAAGAATGATAAGCCAATAGCTTACCATCTGTTCAAGAATCATCCACATGATAATACTTACATGTCACCAAGAGAGCATATCATTATACCTGCTGACCAGATCATTCATGCTTACATACCAAGTAGATCACAGCAAAACAGAGGTGTACCTTTTACAGCTCCTGCAATGCCAAACATTAAAATGCTTAATGGTTATCTTGAAGCAGAAATAACAGCAGCAAGAGTATCAGCAAGCAAGATGGGTTTCTATACAACACCTGATGGTGAATACACAGGTGATAGCTATGAAGATGACTTTGCTCCATTGATGGAAGCAAGCGCAGGGTCTTTTGAAGTATTAGGCGCAGGCATGGACTTTAAAGCATTTGACCCACAGCATCCATCCACAGCTTTTCAACCTTTTATTACACAAGTGCTAAGAGGTATCGCATCTGGACTTAACATTTCTTATCATGCCTTAACAAATGATTTAAGTTCTGTTAATTACAGCTCACTAAGAGCAGGTGCATTAGAAGATCGTGAGATGTACAGATTATATCAAGCATTTACAATAGATCATTTTATTAGACCAATCTTTAACAAGTGGTTAGAGATGTCTATTTCAAGTGGTGCAATACAAATACCAACAGCAGGTACACCACAAACATTCTTGCCTTTACCTATGGCTAGATATGACAAGTTTGCAACCTCAGCCAATTTCATACCAAGATCATTCAGTTGGGTAGACCCACAAAAAGAAATGATGGCATCTATACAAGGCATGCAGGCAGGTTTAGTTTCATATCAAGATGTTCAGTCTAATTATGGTAGAGATGTTGAAGAACTATTTGAGCAGCATGAACGTGAACAATCGCTTGCTGAACAATATGGTATTAAGACAGCGTTTCAACCTTTTGGTACTAAGTTACCTGTAGAACCAGACATACAAGGTGGAGATCAAGAAGATGAGCTATAAGCCAACAGCAGCAATGATTGAAGAAGCCAAGAGAGGTCTAGCATGGCGTAAAGAACATGGCAGAGGGGGAACTGAAGTAGGCATTGCAAGAGCCAGAGATATAAGCAATGGTAAAAATCTATCAGAAGATACAGTGAAAAGAATGTATAGCTACTTTTCAAGACATGAAGTAGATAAGCAGGCAGAAGGATTTAAACAAGGTGAAGATGGCTACCCTAGTAACGGCAGGATAGCGTGGGCGTTGTGGTCTGGTGATTTTGGCTATAGTTGGTCTAAGCAGATCGTAGAACGATTAAAAAAAGAAGATCAAAGAGCTGTATCAGGTAAAGCCCTTGAAATGATCAAGAACAAAGTAAAAGAACATAACGAAGAGGTGGGTGACGTAGCATCTAAAAGAACTACAGTTGCAACACTATCTAAAGTTTATGAACGTGGTATTGGTGCATATAAAACCAATCCAAGTTCAGTCAGACCATCGGTAAGCAGTCCTGAGCAATGGGCAGCAGCTCGCATTAATAGCTACCTTTATGCATTGCGTAATGGTAGATTTAGGAGCGGCAAACATGACACAGACTTGCTTCCTGAAGGGCATCCTTTATCAACTAAGAATAAAGAGGAGAAAGCTATGTTAAAAGATGATAGACACATCCTCAATGTTAATGAAACTGATGACTCTGTAGTCATTGAGTTTTCAAAACATCATGAGGATGCAGAAGGTGAGGAAGAGTCTAAAGACGAAATGTTGGAAGAACGTCCTTACCACGATGATGAAGAAGATCGTGATTTAGATACAGAAATGATTTACAGGACTGTAGATTTATCAAGAGCTTCTTTTATTGATGAAGCGAAACGCAGAGTTAGAATTGGCGTGTCAAGCGAACAACCTGTGGAACGCAACTTTGGTATGGAGATTCTATCTCATGCTGAAGAGGATATTGACATGGAATTTATAGCAAGTGGACGCGCACCACTTTTGCTTGACCACGATATGACCAAACAAATTGGTGTGATCGAGGAATACAAAATAGATTCTGAAAATAAAAGAGCTGTTGCAATAGTACGCTTTGGTCGAAGTGAACTTGCTAACGAGGTCTTTAATGATGTTCAAGATGGTATTCGTCAAAATATCAGCGTTGGGTACAAAATAAATGGTATGGAACGAGAAAGAGCTAATGATGATGATAAGCCTGTTTACAGAGTAAAACACAGTCCGTTAGAAGTCAGTGTTGTATCTGTGCCTGCAGATCAATCAAAACTTATTGGCGTTGGTCGTTCTAAAGATAAACAACTTCAAACTAAAAAGGTGAAAATAATGACTGAAGAAGTTAAAAATGAAATTAACCTTGACGAAGTTAGAGAGCAATCTGTTAAAGAAGCAAAAGCTGAGTTTAAAAGAAATTCAAAAGAAATTCTTGATCTAGCTGCTAAACATAACAAACGTGATCTAGCTGACAAGGCTATTCAAGATGGTATTTCAGTTGAAGAGTTTAGAGGTGTATTACTAGATAATATTTCTAATGATCAACCTTTAGAAACTCCTGAGATTGGAATGACTAATAACGAGGTCAAAAGATTTAGCTTAGTAAAAGCAATTAGAGCTTTAGCTAATCCTTCTGATCGTAAAGCACAAGAAGAAGCAGCATTTGAATTTGAATGTTCAGAAGCAGCACAAAGAGAGTATGGTAAAACTGCTCAAGGTGTGATGTTACCTGCTGAAGTTCTTGGTAATTGGAAAAGGGATTTAAACACATCCGATGATTCAACTCTTATATCTGAAGATTACAGAGGTGGAGATTTTATTGATGTGTTAAGAAACTCTTCATCTGTAATGAGAGCAGGAGCTACTATGCTCAGAGGTCTGCAAGGCAATGTTGTTATTCCTAAGAAAACAGCATCAAGCTCAGCAGGTTGGATTGCTTCAGAGGGTGGAGCTGCTAGTGAATCAGAATTTACATCTGGTTCAGTAACCATGAGTCCTAAAGTCATCGGTGCTTTCACTGATGCTTCAAGATTAATGCTTCAACAATCTTCATTAGATATTGAAAACTTAATCAGAGATGACCTATCACAAGCTATAGCAACTTCTATAGACTTAGGTGCTTTAGCAGGTTCTGGTTCAAGCGGACAACCTACAGGTATCAAAAATACATCAGGTGTAAACACTACAACTTTTGCAGCAGCTAACCCAACTTTTGCTGAGTTAATTGCTATGGAAAGTGCTGTAGCTAACGATAACGCACTTGTTGGCAGCTTAGGCTACATCTGTAGACCTGCTGATTATGGTACTTTGAAATCAGTTGAAAAAGCATCAGGCACAGCTCAATTTGTAGTTGAGCCAGATGGAAACATCAATGGATATAACGTGGTTACTTCTAACCAAGTTACTTCTGGTGATTTCTACTTTGGAAACTATGCTGACTTGTTGATTGGAATGTATGGCGGTTTAGACGTAACAGTCGACCAATATGCGCTTGCAACTTCAGGTGGCGTTAGAATCATCGCCCTACAAAACGTAGACGTGAATGTTAGACATGCAGTTTCATTCTGTGTATCTAATGATGGTTCTTAATTTAGGTAATGCTTAAATGGAATGGGGGTAGTAATACCCCCATCTTAAATATGGAAAAATATGTAATTTTATCTGACTGTATTGTGAAAGGTGAAAAGAAGCATGCAGGCGATGTTGTTGAGCTTCCAAAAAGCGAAGGGCATGAGCTTGTGGGTTATGGTAAAGCTGAAGTTCACAAACATAAGGAAGTGAAGAAAGCTGACAGAAGCGTAGGACTTGAAGAGTCTGAAGCTCCTAAAGTTAGCAAAAGAAAATCTAAGTAAGCATGGCACTTGAGTTCCAAGCTGATTTTGATGGTTACTTGGACTCAGTTGCAGGTCATGGTGTATCAGCCACTATATTTAATGTTGATGCACTTTGGGATGAGTTCCCATTAATTGACACATTAGGTTTAATTGATAATGGCTTATCAGTTTTGGTTAAAGTCATTATTGATCAAGAGTTTTTTGAGATAGGTGGGCAATCAGTAGGTGTTGAGGGCTTTCAGCCTTTTGCACTTGTTAAGTTTAAAGATGCACCTAATATCTCACATAATGACAGATTGGTTGTAGATGCTATTACAACTAGACAGGGTTCTACATTAGTTCCAGAAACAGCTTACAGAATCAGGGGTGTAGAAAACGATAACTTAGGTTTAGTTAAAATAATATTAGAAGAAGAATGAGTATTTACGCATTAGAAGATGAGAACGATTTTGCAGCATACCTAGACCCTAATTATGGTCATGGTCAAGCTGCTACTTATACTAGATTTGGTTCTGGTTCTTCTTCTTCTATCAATGTCATTATTAATGAAGAGTATTTAGAAGGCGAGGGTGAAACAGTTAATGTTGAATCAACTACACCTGTAGCTGTATGTAGATCAATAGATGTACCTAATGCAGCACATTCTGATACTTTAGTTGTATCTGCTAGAAAAGATTTGGATGGTAATGTTCTAAAAGCACAAACAACCTACACAGTAGTGGGTGTGCAACCAGATAGAACAGGTTTTACAGTTATGGTTTTAGAGGAACAATAATGGCTAATCATATCAGGCAACAAATCAGAGAGCAGTTTGCAACACAAATAACAGGACTAACTACCACAGGAAGTAATGTATATCAGTCCAGAGTTTATAATTTAGAAACAGGTGATCTACCTGCAATAATCGTTTACACCAAGTCAGAAGATTCAGAACCAAATAACTTTGGTACAAATAGAACTATGTTTAGAAATCTGTCTTTAGTGTGTGAATGTTATGTCAAGGCAACAACTAATTTTGATGATACACTAGACACAATAGCTAAAGAGATAGAAGCTGCTATAGCAGCAGATACTACTCTAAATAACTTAGCTAAGGATGTTTATATTGAGTCAACAGAGATTGACTACAATGGTGAAGGTGAAAAACCTATTGGCATTAGTGTTTTGACCTTTGATGTTTTATACGAAACACAGGAACAAAATCCTGATGTTGCAATATAGGAGAATTTTATGATTTTAGTTAATAAAGATGGCACAAAAGTAGATGTGCATGAAACTAAGGTTGAATATTTAAAGAGCAAGGGATGGAAAGAGGAAGCAGAACTTGACTCAAAACAAAAATCTTCCTCACAACCTAAATCTGAAAAGGAGTAAATCATGGCACAGATCGTAGGAAAAAATGGAGTGATCAAGTCAGGCACAACTGCTATTGGTGAGATTCGCAGCTTTAGTATTGATGAAAATTGCGATACTGCTGAAACAACATCAATGGGTGATAGTGCTAGAACTTTCTCAGCTACCTTGACTTCCTTTAGTGGTTCTATTGATGCTTATTTAGATTTTGCTGATTCTGGGCAAGATACATTGACTGTTGGTTCTTCACTAACAGCTAGTTTCTTCCCTGATGGTGATACATCTGGTAACGTAAAACTTACAGGGTCTATTATTGTCACAGGCGTTAGCAAGTCTGAAGCAATGGATGGAATAGCTGAAGTTTCATTTAGCTTTCAAGGAAGCGGTGCATTAGCTGAAGGCACAGCTTAATTATGAAGGCTATAGAGAGAGCTAAAGCGCACTTTGATGCACAAGAAATCAAAGTAACTAAAGTTCCTGAGTGGGGTGACGATGAAGGCAATCCATTACTTATTTACAGTAAGCCATTAACGCTTGCAGAAATGTCTAAATTGCAAAGATACGCAAAAGAAGATGATGTAGCATTGATGGCTTATTGTTTAATACACAGGGCTTTAGATAGCGAGGGAGAAAAGCTATTTACATTAGAAGATAAACATACGCTTATGAACAGCGTAGATAGAAACGTCTTATCTATGGTAGCAGCAGAGCTTATGACTTCTGCTGAATATGAGGATGAGCTAAAAAAGTAAGAACAGATAGAGAATATTTTTTTAAGTTTTATTTAGCCGAAAATTTGCACATGACTGTGCAAGAGATGGAAGAAAAAATGACTCTATCTGAATTTACAGCATGGTCAGCGTATCATGAAGAAAAAAACAAGGTGATTAATGGCAAATAAAAAAGACATAATGATGCGTATTAGGGCGCAAGATCGCACTAAGCAAGCATTTAATTCTGTAAAAAACTCACTTAATACAACAGAGAAAAGTTTAGGCAAGATTAAAGGTGTCTTAGCTTCTGCTTTTGCTGTTGGTGTTATTGCTAATTTTGCTAGAGCCACTATTGATATGGCTTTTCAGCTTGAAAATACATCTCAAAAACTTGGTGTCAATGCAGAAGCATTACAAAGATTAAGACATGTAGCCAAGCAAACAGGAGTTGAAACTTCAACCTTTGACATGGCATTACAAAGGTTTGCCAGAAGAACAGCAGAAGCTGCTATGGGTACAGGTGAAGCTAAAGATGCTTTAAGACAGTTAGGCATACAGCTTACAGACTCTACAGGTAAAACGAAAAGCGTTGAGGAGTTGTTTCTTGCATTGCCAGATGCTTTTGGAAAAGTTGACTCAGAATCAGAAAAACTAAGGTTAGCCTTTAAATTGTTTGACTCAGAGGGTGTTGCCTTAAAAAACACCTTATCACTTACAAGTGAAGAGATGCAGAAATTAGCAGATATCAAAGTGTTGTCTGACAACGATATAGCTATTGCTAGTGAGTTTAAAAGAATCACAAATGACTTAGGCACTAATGTCATGACAACATTCCAAAAAGCTGTTGTAGCTGTGGCTAATGATATTTTAAAAATGGGTCAAGCGTTTGGAATGGTAGAGAGAGATGCAACAGCAGCCATGATCAATATTGAAATAGAAGGATTGACGAGAACGCTGCAAACATTGAATGGTGAGTTACCTGAAAATGGAATATTCAATGCTATGTTTGGTGGGGTAGGAGATAGATTTGCTAGCCCAGAAACAGGCATCTCAGCAACAGAAAAAGTTACACAAAAAATTGCTGAACTAAAGAAAAAATTAGATGAATTACCATCAGCAGCAGGCAAATCAGGTGAAGGTTTTAAAAGAACATCTTTTACTTTTCAGAACTATGTAGATGAATTGAATGAAGTTTCTACCGCTATAGATAAAGCATCTACAGCATCTATGAAAAAGTTTGAAGATAATATTGTAAATTCACTTAAAAGTGGAAAATTAGAGTTTCAGGATTTTTCAGATTTTGTCATTGACCAATTATTAAGAATTTCAATACAGCAAATGATATTAAAACCATTAACAGGATTTTTTGAAACAAGGTTTAGTGCTTTTGGTGATCTATTTAAGGCAGATGGTGGGCAAGTTAAAGGTGGCTCACCATATATAGTAGGTGAAAAAGGAGCAGAGATGTTTGTACCTAACTCATCTGGGCAGATAATAACTAATGAAAACCTTAAAAATATGCAGGGTTCAAGCGCACCTGTTAATGTCAATTTCAGTATATCAACTGTAGATGCATCAGATTTTGATACATTGTTAGCATCAAGAAAAGGTATGATTACAGCAATGATTTCTAATGCAATGAATCAGCGTGGCAAGGTTGGTATAGTATGAGTGGCGCATTTCCTACAAGTCCTAAATTTACAGCTTTAGATTTTACAAACGTAAGACCTACATTAATAAATCATTCTTTGTCTGGTAAAAGAGCTGTTAGACAGATAGGCGCACAATACTTCATATTTACAGTACAAATGCCACCAATGAATCAAGATACTGCAATGGATATCTTTGCATTTTTACAAAAACAAAAAGGTAGCTTTGAAACTTTTACTATACAGCTACCTACACAAAACAGGGGTGCTGATAAAAGCAATTCATCTGTATTAGTTGCAGGCGCACATAGCTCAGGCGATGGAACTATTAACTTAGATGGATTTACAGCAAGCACTACAGGAGTTTTAAAAGCAGGAGATTTAATAAAATTTAATGGTCATTCAAAAGTTTACATGGTTCAATCTGATATTGATTCAGATAGTAGTGGAGCTGCTACAGTTTCTATAGAACCAAATATTGTTGCTACTCTTGCTGATAATGAAAGCGTAGTAGTTAATCAGCCTAGCTTTACAGTTTACTTAACATCTCAGGATATTATGTACAGTACAGATGCTTCTGGTTTCTACAGCATACAGTTTGAAGTAAGGGAAGTAATAACCTAATGTCTAGGTCAATATCATCAAATCTACAAACACAAGTAGCTAACGATGCTAATAAGATTTGTTTTCTTATTGAGTTTAATTTTAGTACACCTGTAAGAGTTTCTACACATTATAAAGATGTCACTTATGACTCAAATAGTTATCAGGCAGGCGGTAATTTTGTATCGCTTGAAAACGCAACTGAAAGTGGTGAAGCAAAAGTAGAAGAGTTTGGTATATCAGTTACAAACATTACATCGGATTTTAGAACTCTTATACAGGGCGGTGATTATCATGATGTATCAGTAAATATATATATTGGTTTTTTTGACACAAATGAAGATTTAGTAGATGCAACTACTTATTTCTCTGGTCAAATAAGAACAGCATCTATAACAGAAAACAAAAACTCATCCAATGTAAGCATTATAGTTGCGAATCATTGGGCAAATTGGAATTTAAAAAAGGGTAGACACTTTACAGACGAATCACAGCAACAAGTGTACTCAGGCGATAAAGGTTTAGAGTATGCAGATCAAACTAAAGATGATATTAGATGGGGTAACGATTAATGTTTGAAACTATTAGAGCTGTTGCATCAATAGTTAAAAGCGTAGCAGCAGTAGCAAGCGCAGTTTGGACTGCTGTACAAGTAATTGCTGTTGGCATGGGTGTCAAAGGCTATATGGAAGCCAAAGACCTTATGAACAGAGGTCAAGCTATACTAGGTCAAAAAGCTGCTCAGGGTGGCAAAATACCTGTTATTTATGGAAGAAGAAGGGTAGGCAGCACACTAGCTTTGTTACATACACATGATGGTAGAAGTCAAAACCTTGTAGCTATATATGCATTATCAGTTGGTGAGGTTGATCAGATAGAGCTAGATACTATTGAGATAAATGGTGTGTCTATCAAAGACACAAAAGTTTTTACTCAAGGATATTATGCAGGTTCAGATAAGATAAGCTCTGGAGCAGGCTCATTATGTACTGCATCTCAGATTGGTGTGGTGCAAGAATCAAATGCAGGACAGTCTGGTACAAATCCTGCAAGAAGATATAGGATGGTATTTAATGCACATCATGGTGCATCTGATCAAACAGTAGACCCAATGCTTCTAGCTTCTACACCAGAAGTTATTACAAGCAATCATAGGCTAAGAGGTATTGCTTACATAGCTGCTAGCTTTGAATACCATACTGAAGGAATGTTTAGATCAATACCACAGCTAACAGTTGTTGTAAGAGGTAAGAAGTTATATGACCCAAGAAAAGATGGGTCAATTACAGGTGGTTCTGGAAGTCATAGATTTGATACACCAAGCACTTACGAATGGTCAGATAATGCAGCTCTATGTCTGTTAGATTATTTGCGAGATGATGAATATGGTAAAGGTTTGGCAAGTACAGCTATAAACCTACAATCTTTTCAAACAGCAGCAAATACATCAGACGAATTAGAAGATACACCAGATTATTCTGGTAGCGCATCTGCTGCTACATTTAGCGGTACATCAGGTAATAGCTTTATAAATGTTGACGAAACAACATGGAAGAACAGCAAGATAGGCGGTCTACTAACATTAGAAGATTCAGGCTCTGCTACAGAGTTTGATCAAGTATCTATTATAGATGCACTTAGATATCATGAATTTGAAGCAACTAATCCTATACATCAATTAGTAATAAATGACACTTTGTCATCTTCTTACACAAACGAAGTAGGTACTGCATTAGTCAAGGTAAAAAGGTTTCATTGTAATGGTCTTATAGATACAAATAAAAACGTATTAGAAAACACACAAGAGCTTTTAGCTAATATGCGTGGAATATTAAATTACATTGATGGTAAATATGAAGTTATTTTAGAAGATACAGCAAGCTCATCATTTACAGTCACAGATGATCATATTATTGCTGATAATGGTATAACAGTTAATTATGAGGACAAATCTAAAAAAGCAAACAAAGTAGTTGTACAGTTTTTTAATGCGCTTAAAAGTTATGAAATGGATACAGTTACAGTATTTCATGACCCAAACAATGATGATGACTTTTCTGATTACAAGTCTGATGATGGTGGTGAAGAATTAGAGTTAGTTGTAGATTTTCCATACATTGTTAATAAGTATGTTGCGTATAACATGGGCGAAGCAATACTTGGCAGATCAAGAAATCAGACAACAATATCTTTTACAGCAGTACCAGAACTTTATAAGGTTAAGGTTGGAGATGTTATTACTATTTCTTATACACCTTTAGGTTTCACAAGTAAGTTGTTTAGGGTAGAAGCTATGAACTTACAACCTAATGGCTTGATAGATATACAAGCTGTTGAGTATTTAGACATTTATACATGGACTGCTCCACCACAAGAAAACATAGAAGCAATAGCAAGAATACCAACAGGTAGAGAAGTAAAAGCTCCTTCTGGACTATCATTTACTGATACAGATTCTTCTTCTACAGGTAGACCATTTATTTCATGGAACGCTATAACAGACTTTCCACAATATGAGTTTAGAGTATCTATTGTAGATTCATCTGCTAATAAAGTTCTAAGCAGAGTTGTTAGTGATAATTTTGTTGATCTAAACTTCTTACCAATAGGTTCTAATTATGTAGCAACTGTTACAACTATAAATGGTCAACAATCAGAATCATCTGGAACTACACTTACATTTAGTATTTCTAATACGCCTACTAAAGCAGCAGATGTAGATGTAGCAGGTGTTATTACAGCAGGAAGTATTGCTGTAACAGGTGACATACCTAGTAATGTTTCTGACCTTACAAACGATGCAGGTTATACAACCTTTGATAGTAGCGATATAACTCAGAGCTTAATAGAATCAAAAATCACAGATGCAGCAAGTTTTAGAAGTGATATAGCAGCTTATGCATCAAGCAATCCATCAGGTTTTACAAACTTTGCTGCTACCGATGTGCAAAATGCTATCACAAATAATGTGACTACTATATCTGGTAATAAACTTACTACAGGAACTATCAATGCAGCTAATTGTAATATTATTAATTTAAACGCAAGTAACATATCTTCAGGAACAATAAGCTCAGACAGAATAAATACCAACACTTTAAATGTTAAATTCTTTGACAATGTTACTTCACAAATAATAAATCATAATTCTAGTGCTGTACCTTTAACAAGATTTGGTAATACTTACACTACTACCTCTAATTCTGGTGGTAGTGGTGTATCAACGCATGTTCCTGTAACAGTCACTAATTGTAGATCAGGCGGTTCTTTTGTTGCTTTTTTAACAGGTATTTTGGGAGATGTGCAAAATGCAGAAGTAGAATTTTCTGTTAATGGTGGTACAAGTTATTCTACTTGTGCTAATGGTGTACAGTTTTCTATTAATGCAGGTACTTTTAGACCTTATACTCTTATTTATAGTGATACCTTAACTTTTTCAGGTAGCAATCAGACTGCAATATTTAGAGTAAGGTTTAATGGCAAGGCTAACTATACACAACTTGGTTTAACAGTTTTAGTAGATAACACAAATTAATTAATTATGTAATGGAGAACACTTATAAATTACATTAGAATAGGGAAGAGGTTATAAATGGCAACACACGATTACAATATAGCTAACCAAACAGGAGCTAATTTTAGAACTGACCTTAATAATGCCCTGTCTGCAATACTATCCAACAACTCATCTGCATCAGAGCCAACAACAACTGCTGCATACATGTTATGGGTTGACACAAGTAATAGCCTTTTAAAATTAAGAAACTCAGCAGATGATGGATGGATAACATTACCTTTATCTATATCAGCAGATAATACTGTTGATATAAATGGTGGGACTGTTAATGGCATAACCTCATTATCATTTAGCTCAGGCTCAACAGTCACAAGCATATTAGATGAAGATGGTTTGTCATCTGACTCAGATAGTGCCTTAGCTACACAGCAATCAATTAAGGCTTATGTAGATGCACAAGTCACAGCACAAGACCTAGACTTTCAAGCAGATTCAGGCGGTGCTTTAAATATTGATCTGGATTCAGAAACATTAACTTTTACAGGTGGCACAGGTATAGATACATCTGGTTCTGGTAATGCAGTTACTTTTGCTATAGATAGCACAGTAGCCACTAAGACCTATGTGCAACAACAAATTACAGCAGAAGATTTAGATTTTCAAGCTGATAGCG